TCCTGGACATTCCGCAAAGCGCCGGGGTTCTTTGATGTAGTTACATATACGGGGAACAGTACTGCAGGGCGTACTATTTCTCACAATCTTGGCAGTGTTCCAGGATTCATCATGGTTAAAGCAACAAGTGGGTTGGGTGGTAACTGGGTTTGTTATCACAGAAGTCTTGGCAACGGTCATAGAATTTACTTAAACAGTCTTCAAGCAGCGGAAGGACCAAACAAACCAAATTGGAATCAGACTAGTCCTACTTCTACTGAATTTACGGTAGGCCCTTGGGGTTACAGTACAAATGACGCCGGTGTAAATTACGTCGCTTACCTTTTTGCCCATGACGTTGCAGATTTTGGCACGAATGGTAATGAGTCGATTATTAAGTGTGATAGCTATGTAGGAAATAATACAGCAGGACATTTTATTGACTTAGGATTTGAGCCTCAGTGGTTGTTGCTTAAAAACGCAGACCACGCTTCGGAACAAAACACTGACCAACCTTGGTTTATTTATGACAATATTCGCGGGGTTGTTCCTGCGACGAACCCATACGCTGGAAGTGATATGGCGCTGGAGGCCAACTCATCAAATACAGAGACTGGTATGTTTAGAGTAGAGTTCAGCTCACGTGGATTTACTCTAAAAAGCGCAAACGACGAAAACTTTGCTGGTGACAATTTTATTTATGTAGCAATCCGACGCCCGCATAAGCCGCCTGAGGCTGCAACGGAAGTATTTAAACCTGTCTTGCAGACCACACGAGGAACTGTATCTACTGGTTTCCCTGTTGACTTGGTAATTAAAGCTGATACTAGTACCGATTGGGCTTTTAACTGGACAATTCAAAACCGGCTAACAGGACCAACGCAGCTTTTATTCACGTCAAGAACTGACTTTACGGAACAAAGTACTGCCTCTTCAGAGTTTGATTCAAACACAGGTTTTAAAGATGGATGGCTTAGTGGTGGTGTATCAGGTATTTACCATAACTTCCGACGCGCTCCAGGTTTCTACGATACAGTTGCTTACACCGGGGATAACACAGCAAACCAGCAATTTGCCCACAATTTAGGAGTTGCGCCTGAACTTATAATTACAAAAGCTAGAAATAGCTATTTTAGAAATTTTGCTGTTTATTCTTCAGTCACAGGAACAGGTAAGTGGCTTCAACTTAATGACGATAGTGCAGTGCAAACTGGAAGTGGTAAATTCGATACAGCTCCTACAAGCACTGGTTTTTACGTCAGCCATGACAGTAGTTTCATGACTGGCTCAAGTCTTGATTATGTCGCCCATTTGTTTGCAACTTTACCTGGAATTTCTAAAGTAGGAAGTTATACAGGTACAGGTAGTGCCATAAATGTTGATTGTGGATTTACAGCAGGCGCTCGTTTTGTGATGATCAAGCGTACAGATAGCACTGGTCACTGGGTTGTTTTTGACAGTGCTCGTGGCATTACTAGTGGTAATGACCCATTTGGTTATTATAATAATAGAAACGCAAACTATACCAATTATGATTACATTGATCCATTAAATTCAGGATTTACACTTACTTCAGCAACTTCTGGTAGTGGTGCTATTAATGCCAGTGGCGGTACTTATCTTTTCTTTGCAATCGCTTAAACATAACTTACTATGGAAATTAGAAACAGAACAACAGGTGAGCTGACTACTGTTAGTCAGTTTAAAGCCTCACAACCGAATACAAGCTTCCCTAAGCAAATTACAACTGAAATCCTTGATAGTTATGGATACGACGCTGTATTTGAAGGTGCACAGGCAACTGTAACTGCACCTTATGGTGTCAGCACACGTAGTGGCGTTGAAGAGATTGACGGCAAGTGGTTTACCAAATATGTCGCTGGCCCTGTCTTTACTGACACTACTGACGCAGAAGGCAAGGTAACTACCGCTGCCCAAAATGAAGCAGCTTATAAAGCAAGTGTTGATGCAGAAGCCGCTGAAAAAGTACGTACTCAGCGCAACACAAAATTGCACGATTGTGATTGGACACAAGTCGCTGACACGTCTGCTGATAAAGCAGCGTGGGCTACTTACCGCGCATCACTTCGTGACCTTCCATCATCCGAAGGTTTCCCGCACAATATTACTTGGCCAACAGAGCCATCCTGATTATGATTACACTTATTCGCCCAATTCTTTTTCAATTTTTGCAGTCTGATCGTGTCAAAGCGTTGATTGTAGAGATGCTTGAGCGTCTTGCAAAGACGACTGACAATGATATTGATGATAAGGCTGTCGAGTTTGTCCGTAACGGTCTCTTTCCTGTTAAGTGATGGAGTGGGCTAACCCACCCGCACTACCCTCTCTAATGCTTCCCAGTGCCCCTGAAATGCCTGGGGCAGTACTGGAGGTCCCAAGGGCTAGTTTGCCTTACTACACGCCCATGGTGGTGCCTCCCAATACTCTTAAGGCACCGCCAGGAATTAAAGGTGTAGAGCCTACCGATCCACCTCCCGAAAAGGAAACAAAAACACAATCTCCAAAACCCACAGCTCCAACACTTCCGCCCCTTCCACCTGAAGCTCAAGTAGTAGAGATCCCTTTTACAGAAGTAGAGGTTCCGTTACCTTCTACTATTATTATGACAACTGCAGTTACTACAGCTTTTATCTCTGTAGGTGCCACCCTAATTGCCACTTCGTTGTTCAAATACATTGTAATGATATCGAAGCCAATTATTAAACAGGCATGGAACAAACTGACAAAAAAGAAACAAGTCCAAGAAACTTCTTAGCGAAGGTAAAGGAAAATACTGAGGATGAAATACAAATCCTTGGAACCTTTGTCAGGCTAGGCGTTGTGGTTTGGAGTGGATTTATTATTACTCTTAACTACGTTGACCTGCCTATGATAAAAAAAGGTCAGAGCGGTGGTGATATTACTTTTGTCGCTTCTGTATTTACAGGCGCTCTTGCAACCTTTGGTCTTACTACATCAAACAGTAAGGCCGCAGGTGCCAAAACCAATGACACTAAAAAGAAAGAAGAATGAAGTATTTATTTTTACTTTTAATGTTGGCTAGTCCAGCTGCAGCACAACAAGTAACCCCTAATTTTACTCAGGGTTCAATGCAATCAACTACCACCACCACGGTTGACATTGATCGGACGATTGCGACCGAAATCTATGGTGGTGCATATTCATCATGGTCTGGAACAAACGTAACACCAAGTGGAGATATCTCAAATTCATCCACAACATTTTCTGTACACACAGCCGGGGATCAGTTTCAACTAGAAATTGTCACCAGGGCAGCTGGAGTAATCGAGACAATCGATGTAGACGAAACAATCGAGCAGGTCTCTACTACTACATCCTTGTCAGTCTTCTCACAGTAAGTCCTGCTTACGCCGAAGACCCAAAGGTACAGAACACATCTAACCCCGTGGCTGCTGCTACGGGCAACGTGACTAACCAAGCGGTGCAGTTCCAAAACAACGGAGCACCGTCACGTCAGTATTTTCATGGCAACAACAGCTGCAACGGTACAACGATGCAGTTTTCACCATTTTATATGGGTAATGACACGTTACCTTATGACTCTACTGGTTATGTCAGAAGCAATAATTTTGGCGCCCAGTTGAATTTCTCTGTACCGCTTGACGGCGGAATGATAGAAACCTGTAAAGCTATTGCCAGAAAACACGAAGCAAAGATGCGGCTTGATTACGAGCTAGTTCGTGCAATTAAATGTACAGAAATTATGAGAGCTGGGTTTACATTTAGACCTGGTAGTCGTGTGGAAGTACTTTGCAATGACATTGTACCAATCGTATCTCTACAAAAACAAAAACAAATTAAGACTCCAAACTGGTAATGCTTGAAGCAACAGTGACGCTAGTCATCGCTGCTATTGCTGGCGGTGCAGCTTTAAATAATAGATTACATCAAAGAGTTAATAACGTGCACGACCGTATAAGTGGTCTTGATCGACGTATTGACGCCATCGAATTAGGTGTTGCTACTGACTATGTGTCAAAGGCAGACCTTTCGGTCATGACTAAGCGGATGGAAGATCACATGATCCGCATTGAAAACAAATTAGATCAAATTGTACTTAGGAATAGTTAATGCCTAACAAAAAATCAAAAAAAACTGCTGGAGCTTCCTATCTACGTGAGTTTTACGGTCCATTTAACAACAATGAGCCTAATCAATTACTTAGAAAAGAAGAAAAAAAATACAAGAAACACAAAAAATTAGGCCCCAAAGATCTACGTTCAATTACTTAATTATGTCCTTTAAACTTGTTGATACCATCCGTGGCGTAGTTTTGCAGGAGTTTGACTCTCGTGAACTAGCTGAAAAGGCACTGAGTCACCAAAGCGGTGATGCACCTGTCGAATTACAAGAAGATGCACCACCTAAAAAGCGTGTAAAAAAAGCTAAGCCTGCAGATGGCGAATAAAAAAGC